CACCACCTGCTTGTAGTAGTAAAGAACCTTGATATGTGGAAGCTCCAGAGTTTATAGTAGAATCAATATATATTATAGCATTAGTTGTATCGTTAAAAGTTCTTGGTATTGCAATATTACCTCCATCATTAATATTGATACCAGTACCTCCATTATTTATAATAAATAATTGATTAGCTGATGTAACATCAAAGTTCCAGTATTTACCTGCTGTTGCTGTACTAGCTCTTAAGTGTAATTGGTTACCAGATGCTTCTGATGTAATTTTACCTGTGGGTGAATTAGTTCCAAAACCTGTATCACCATCACTTGCTATTGTAATTGCCCCAGCTGTTCCAGCACTACCAATTGTGCCATCATTTGGTATTTTAATGTTACCTGAAAAAGTAGCAAGACCTGAAGCAGACATATCAAGATGAAGAGCATTAATTGTACTTCCTCCACTACTTCCTTGTAAATAAATATCTTTATCAGCTGCTCCAGCAAAAATTCCAAAATCTCCAGATTGTACTGTACTATAATGATATAGAAAAGCTGCAGTTACAGTATTATCTTTAATCGTTATTGTTCCGCTGCTGTCAGCATCAAGAATGATACCTCCTGCAGCATCAATTGTAATATCTCCACCATCAGATATAGTTGACCCATCGATTGTAATATCATCAACTGTTAGTGTTGTAAGTGTCCCTAGTGATGTAATATTACCTTGTGCAGCAGTTGAAATAGTTCCTGTTATTGAGTCTATATGACCCTGTGCCCAAGACTTGCTTGATGTCCCTAATTGTCCCTCACCATCATCGTTAGGTACTATGTTCTTCGTTGCCATGTTTTACTATTTAGGTGTTAAATCTCCATTTGCATCTACATTCCAATACCCCTCTTCTTTAGGTGACACTGCAGGTGTTAACTCTGTACTAGTTACATCCCATGAATCACTAAAGTCATAAGCAATACTAGGTATTGGAGTTAGATCATTACCACTAACACTCCATACATAATCCTCTATTGCTACAGCAGCAGCAGGTGGAAAAGTAGATAAACTTATTCCTATTCCCGGCATCAGTATCCAAAGTAACAGATTACACCACCGTCAGCATCCGCAGAAGGAGTTATTGTTGTCCATCTACCTACTATTGTAAGACCTTTTGGATATATAACACCATCTGCTCTTGTACCACCAGCACCATGAACTTCATCAAGAAATACTAATGTTTGACTTGATGTTGGTGTGGTATCAGCAGAAAGAGTTACCGTTGTAGCACCAGCAGTATAAGCTGTGACTTGAACTCCTTGCTTGTTATCTCCTTCGTAAATTGGAATAGGTGTTTCAGCATCTATAGTTAATCCTGTGTTTTCTGCATCATTGTCATTTACAATTAAAACGTACTGCCCAACTTTAATTTTACTATTAGCAGCTGAAATAGTAACTACAGCACCTGAGTTAGATCCGGTTGCAGCAGCAGTTGTAACACCATTGTGATTCATAAAACCATCAGCCGCACCTACTGCATCAGTACTTCCTGTTATATTAGGGAATCCTGCTCCAGAAGAAACTCTTTTTTCTGATACTAAAGCTGTTGGTGTATTATCTGATAAAAATTGAATAGCAGTTATCACCATACCTTTGGGTGGAACTACTGGCTTTGCGACATTACTAACAACACTACCTAGCTGTCCAAAGTTATATGCTACTGCGCTTGAATTTGTACTCATTTTATTTTTGTTTTGTTTTTAATTGTTTAAGTCAAAACCACCTAAGTTAAAGTCACCGTCAATTATACTATTACCTGTTGACTCAAAGTTTTTAGGTGGTTTGTCCTTTTTTCTTTGATCAATTAATTCAGATTGTTGAGATGCTTGTATTTTTGTTCTTTTATCTTTACGATCTTCCTTTTCTTTTTCTCTACCCCTTACACCAGATGTTTCCATTTGTTTAAGTTGTAAGTTATACTGAAACTCTAATTGCATAAGCTCTTTCTTAGCAAATGTTTCTTGATCCATTTTTTGAGATTCTAACTGAGCTTTTAATTGTTCAAGCTGACTGTTTATTTGAATAAGTGATTGCTGCTTTTGAACTTCTGCTTGTGCTGCCACTTGTTGCGCTTGTGCGTTTGCATTAGCTTGTGCTTGTATGTTTTGTTGTTGTGCAATTTGATCTCTTTCAAATTTCTTCTTCCTCCTTATCTTGAGTAATTGATTTGCTAGTTTAACATTTTTAATCTGTCTTAGATCTATAGCATCCTCAAGATCTATACCTTTTTGAGCGACAGCTACTTGTATATTATTTTCAAGCATACCTTTCTCTTCCTCATCAGGTTCTAACTCTATAAATATACCAAAATCGTGTATGTGTAAGTTTTGTAATTCATCTAATGTAGCAACATTATGAACCCCTATACTTTGTATAAAAGCTTCTCTTGTAGGTGAATACTCTAAAACATCAGAAATTCTAAGAGATAAACATTCAGCAGTTTCTGCTGTTAAGAATAATCCAGACTGAAGTATGTGTCTAGTTGCTGTATTTGAGTTTGCTGCTGCAAGTTTTTGTACACCCACCAAAGCATTTTTATCTGGAGAACTACCATCTCTAGCTTCATTCAATCCAGTAACATCCCTAATCATTTGTAGGTAATAGTTATATGTTTGTATTAGTGTTTGCATTTTAGCCCCACCATTACCACTAGCTATTTCTTGAATTGGTACTTTACCGGGGTTCATATCCCCATCAGATGTTAGTGATCTACCCACAATACTACCTGTCTGAAAGAACATGTTCAACGCTTCTTGAGGATTATAATTAGTACCGTTACCAAGATCAACTTCAGCTATACCATCAGCATCTAAATAAACACCATCAGGTATCATTCTTGACATGACTTGCTGCAACTTCAAATGTGTCAACTGTATCATATCAGCAAACCCTGTGATCCTACCCACTAAAGACTCTATCCTACCCTTGTAAAGTCTAGGTGCAACAATAGCATAATTCATTTTAACCTTAGAGCTATCACTTTTAGGTCGCATCATGTTTGTTGCCATCTCCCACTTAAGAAGTTTTTTAGTACCAAGGATTAAAACTCCTTCATAAAGAACTTCAATAGATCTAGATACTTTTTCAAAGTTAGAGTCTAATACTTCTATAGGTGGGTTGAAGGTGTCATCTTTTACTAAAATTTTTGATGCACCTGTTGCAGTCTCTTTTATCTTGTATACCTCATTCATGTATGTCTTGTAATTAAAATACAGGACATCTATTTGATTGTTATCACTTTGATTGTATAACGCTCTTGTGTTAGGTATTGCAGTGTTGTTAGGTTGTTTACTTATTTCCTCTAACTCTTCTTGACTCATATTTGGGAACTCTCTTTTGAGTTCATTAATAGGTATAGTCTTTATTTCACCTGCATAATATATATCTTCGAAATATGGAGAGTCAGTGTAAGAGTAAACTAAGTTAGCAGGATCAACATACTCAACCTTAATACCTTCAGATTCAGTAAAAGTATTTTTAACACAACCAATACCTATTACAGTAAGGTCATAATAAAACCTTTTCTTTACAAGCTCATATCTATTTGAATCAAACAATACATTTATAGCTTGTTCTTCTGCTATCTCTATTGCTTGCTTGTAAGTTAATTGCATATGCAGCGCAAGCTCTTCCTCTGAGTCTGGTAGTTTTTCTTCTGGAAAGTTAGCTATGTCAACTCCAAACGCTTGTTTTGTAAAAGCATTTAATTCTTTAGTTCTCATGTCAGCCAAAAGACTTTCCATGTATTCAGTTCTTTTACTTATTCCATAAGGATCTTGAGAGTATGCTTTTACATCGTATGTTCTATCTGCAATACCATTAACAACAATATCTACAAACTTAGGTATAATAGGTACTGGTTTCCAGTCTAAATTAAGGTAAGATAAGTCACCGTTTATAGACAGTTCATCTTTATATTTTTGTATTGACTGTTCACCTCTAGCATATAGTCTAAGTCTGTGAAAACTGTCAAAGTTAGATTTAAACCTGTCATTACCATAATCAGAATGATAAAACCATTCGTTCTCTATAGCTTTAGCTACTTTTAAACCATAGTCAAGACTCATCTTTTCAAGATCGCTAACTACCTGACTTGGGAAATAACTTTTAATACCTGATTGAGCCATATTGTTCTTTTATTATTTTAGATGAACTTCCTTCATTGTGATATTTAGAAAAGCCAATGTTAAATTTTGTTTTCTCTCTTTTTATATTTGGTCTGTAAAGATTTCTGTTACAAGCCATTACAGCCAAACCACTACTTATAGAAGCATCAAATTTAGTTCTATTATTTATATCAAACCTTGACCAATCATTTAATGTTTTATTAAAATACATACTTCCATGATCTCCGTCAACAGTCATACCAACGTGCTCTTGAATATACATTTCAATAGCAGCTGCGTGTGCTTGTTTTATATCCTCACTAGAGTTTGGTATTCCACCAATCTCTTTTTCTGTTGTAGATAATTTATTCCAAATTTTATCCGGTCTATTCATTGAATATCCTCTATACCCCCTTCTTTTTAAATAGTAAAGAAGTCTTGGTTTATTGTTTTCTGCTAGTATTGGCATACCATAAAAAACAAGTGACATTAAAACATCTTCAAAAAACATTTCTGAAGTTTGAGGTCTAGCAATGTACTCTAAAAAGAAATGATTTGGTGGAGCGTCTTCCATAGAAAACTTAGTCAATCCATGAAGTGCACCTTTAGATCCTTGACCGTCTACAGTACCTGATATGTCATAGCTATCACAGCCAAAGGCACCCATGTGTTCATTGCCGGGTTTTTTACCTGTAGGTGTTTCTACTACTTTATTTTGTAAATGAGATTTTGGTATCCAACTAACATTAAATCTACCTTTAGGATCTGGATAAAATATTACATTTGAATCTTTAATACCACTCACCCATTGAAAGTTCCCTGTAGTTATAGCAGAGCTATTGTTAACTCCTTCGTTATAGTCTATTTGTTGGTATATTTTAGTTAAGTTAAATATACTGTTTTTAGTTTCATCTCTGAAGGCATGTTCTTCTGTTCTAGGAAATTGTCTGTAAAACTCATTTAAAGCATCTGGATCATTTTTTAATCCATCAACTTCATTTTGCCAATGCTCTAATATACCAATATCTATAATTTCTTCATAAACCCCTTTAACTTCTGTTTCAGGTGTATCAAATACTGGCTGACCGTACTCATCAATAAACCCTTCGTAATTCCATTCCATAGGAATAAAAAGGCTATAAAGACCAGAGCTAGTTTGCCCATTTCTATTTCGTTTAGTAACATCGGAATCTTTGTATAGTTTTTTAAAATTTCCACCACCTTTGTCTAATGAGTTAGATGTACTACCCATCATGCATTTTCCGATTATTCTACTACCTAATCTTAAGGTTGTTTTGGTGACCCTCCAGTTGTTGAGGATATTGTTTGGTCTCTCCCACTTTCCGGATTCATCATGTACCAGTAATTTGAGTTTCTCTCCATCATAGGAGTTATCCCCTGTATTTTTCCAATCGATTGTGGTGTCCAAACCTTGAAGATCTTCACTTCTTTCTGTACTTGTAATACTGCGTCTTGTAAGCTTTGATGCTGGAACTCTAAAAGCGAGTTCTGTTTTTGGTCTATCCATACCGTCTTGTATTGGTTTGAAGAAGAACGGATAGTTGACGGATATTGGCACCACTTTGTCGGTGAACATTTTCTTAGCATCGGGACCGGACTTGGACAATATTCCGTACCTCGCATCACTGGATATGGTTGCAAGGTTGACAACCTCACCTGACGCCATGAATGAGAAGCCGGATCGTCTGTTCTTAAGATAACACATCCCGTAAGATCGAACGTCAGCCTTACAGGCTTCCCAGAATATGTAGAATAATCTATTTGCCTCCCTAAAGTCTGGCTTCCCGATGTCAATTTTACTCCACTGCAAGTACATGTAATGAGTACCAGTAATATAAGTAGGATCATCGTTGTTATAGTACCATAAACCTTCATCTCGAATTTTGAACTCATTCTCTATATATTCTATATATTTTTCTTTAAAATCTTTAGGGTATTCTTTCCAATCAAATATTGTTTTTATTTTACTAAGCTCTTTGGGGTATTCAGTATACTCCCATTTATTATTTTTAAACTTAACAATATTACTTTGTTTTGGTAGAGCTATCTTAAGGTTTTGTATCTCATATATCTCACCAATCTGTCCGGTCTTACTAATTACAACAACATCGTGTTCTTTGTTATAACCATACCTCCATTTTTTAGACTTATTAAGTCTTGCTATTGTATTTAATTTAATTGGAGTTACAACCTTGTATAAGGTTTGTTCGTACATATATTATCCTTTAGTCCAGCATGCATACTCTAAAACACAACTAGCTGTGTCAGCCCTAGCTTCTAGCCCAGCCCCATCATTTATAGGGAAAAAAGCAAATTCTCCGGGACTTAATCTTGCATATTGCACACTTGCTGTAGTTTGCAATACAACAAAATTAGTTGTATCAGTGTTTTTAGCGTAAAAATATTTTACCCCACTAACAGCTTCATCCACCAATTCTTGATTATCAGCTGTAGTTATAGTAATTCTTGATATACCAGTAGAGGGGTGCGTTACTGTTAATGAATCTGTCACAGATAAACTTAAAGAATCTGAAGTAGCATCTGTACTTTCTAATGTTAATGTTGGGACTAATGTTGCCATATTTTTTTATTTAGATCTTTTTTCTGCAAAACCACCAAATGACACATCTTTATCTACATCAACTGGTACTTTATCTTCTAATATATTTTCTTCTTCTTCTATTCTTTTGAGTATTTCAAACGCATCAAAGATAGCTAGTTTTTTTGTTGCTGCAGCATTTTTTAACCTGTCTGCTGATATATCTTCATTTGAATCTACAATAGCTTCTTTAGCTACTTTAATTAATTCCTCAACTGCTACTTGCCCAGCTTGGATTATACTCTTCTTTGTTTTCTTGATATTCATATTTAATTGAAATGTGGTTACTTAAAACCCTATATAATCTTTCACCATCAATAACAAACTCATATTCACTATTTGGTATAAACCCTACTAAGTCGTTTTCTTTAATACCAAATTCTTTTAGTTTAGTATCAACTTGTTTAATAACACCAACTAGTTCCTCCTCTTGTTGATTAGAATATATGTCTTTATTTTTTACTGGTTTTACAAAACAGTAACCATCTACTGGTAACCATTTATTGTTTCTTTTGTAAGAGAATATTTGATCTTGTTTCACACAATAATTATTTTCATCTATATAACTCTTACTGTTTCTTTCAATACCCTTAATATCTAACCACCTCCTAAATACATTATGATGAACAATTACTTCATCACCCACCTGTATTTTTGTAGGTGTGGTTATAGGTATTGATTTAACTATAGCGTTTCTACTAACATACTGATGGTTATATATCTCAGTATTAATTATAAGTGTTTTATCACCTACTTTTTTAGTATTGTTATAACGAGATGACTTAGGTGATATGATAAAGTCATATACACTCTTCATTAATATTCTAGATTATATTCTACAGATATAGCCATGTTTTTATTGAAGTTTTTCCAAATAATAACATCATTATTTTTTCTAATAAAAATATCATACCCTTCATCCTCTTCAACTATATCACAAATCTTATGCCCTCCGTAAACCTCTTGACCTACGGAGTAATGCATAGATTCATTTTTATAATCCTTACCAATACTAATCTTACGTATTAGCTTTGACATCTCCTTCTTGTTCTTCTATTGGAGTTATGGTTCCGTCTTGAATATTTACATTAACCTTACCATACTCTTTTTCTAGTTCATCTTGATTGTCTTTAAGTATTTTTTGCACCTCTGCTATTTGATGTAGTAAAGCATGCTTCTGTGTTTCAAGTTGACCGATCTGTAATTGACCATTGTTAATTTGACCTACTAGATCCTGTATTGATTTTAATTGTTCTTCTGTTATTTTTTCACTCATTATTTTAAATTTAATTTAATTATACTTATTGATATTACTATTACATATATAGTTCTTTTTTTAACTTATTAAGTGTGTGTCCCATCACCATCTGTGATTGTCCATCCTCTACTAACTAATGTTGTTCTAGCAGCTTGACCTGCAGAGTCTGTTAAACGAGCAACACTAAAGTCTACTGTCACGTTACTTTGTGTTGATTGTGCCGCCCAACCTATAATTGTAGCTTTATAATTAGCATCAGATAAAGAACCACCACCATTAAACATTTCTGTCATATTTGTTACATTACTTATATCCCAACTAGCAAGACTAAAGTTTGTATACATCCCTAACTCTCCACCTTTAAACATTTTACTCATATCTGTAACACTACTTGTGTCCCAACCACTAAGATCTTGGTTAAAATTTTCAGCACCCTCAAACATTTTACTCATATCGGTAACATTACTGACATCCCAAGATCCGATATTTTGGTTAAAAGAAGAGGCATTCTGAAACATACTGCCCATACTAGTAACACTACCAACATTCCAACTAGTAATATTTCCATTAAAAGCAGTTGCTCCCAAAAACATTCCAGACATAAATACTACATTACTTACATCCCAAGAATTACAAGTCTGATTAAAAGAAGTGGCTCCTCTAAACATATTTACCATATTAGTCACATCTGCAGTATCCCAAGAATTAATACTTTGATTAAAGGATGTAGCATTCATAAACATTTGTAGGAAACTAGTGGCACTTCCTGTATTCCAACCACCTATATCTTGATTGAAAGAAGTAGCACTGAAACTAAATTCCTGTACATTGCTAACATCCCAACTAACAACATTGCTAGAATTGAAATTTGTAACACCGTTAAAACTTAAAGATGTACATCTTGAAAGATCTGGTGTGTCACTAGCACTTATACTTAAATTTATAGGTGTTTGACTAAAACCTGTAAATGATAATTTTCTCCATTTTAAATTACCCCAATTTGTTATATCAGTTATATTAAAATCAATTATTAGCCACTCTGGGAACCCTTCTGCTGTTGCCCCTACTAAATTACCATTATATGTGCTCGTTGATCCACCTCCACTATTGTCTGCTATGGTTCTGCTAAGTTGACTGTTATCAGTTATACT